GTAGAAAATGATTTATTTTATAATGCAAAGCAAGGAGATGTGTATAAATGGCCTGACAGAAATGCCTGGCACGCAGGTTCCAACTGTGGTCAAAGACCTAAATATATTTTTAATTTTTTTGGAAAAAGTCGTACATGAAAATTTTAATGACTGGCCATACTTCCCCTATAGGAAGTGTTTTGTTTGAACATCTATCTTTCACACACCAAGTCACTGGCATATCTAGGCAAAGTGGGTATGATTTAAATAAATTTGAAGATATTCAAAAAATTATAAACGACAGCACAAATTATGATCATTTTATAAATTTAGCACACGTGGGAGATGCACAATGTCAATTGTTATCTTTAATTTATAAAAAATGGAGTGAAGTAAATCATTTGGGAAAGATAATTTCTTTTGGTACACTGGGTACTGAATTGCCAGAAGACATTTTAAAAAAAACTGGCACAGATTTAGATTATTTTAAAAAAAAAATACATTTAGAAAATATACACAAATGTTTGTCTATTCAAAAAATATTTGGCATTCAACCACAAAGTGTGTTGATTAGAATTTTAAATTTTGGAAAAAAAACTGGTTCAAGGCAGGGTGAACCTAGCTGCAATAAAGAAGAAATAATTAGAACTGTTGATTACGTATTAAATGAAACTTTATATATAAGCAAGATTGATTTAAGAAAAATTTAATAATTACTTAGATGATCTATGCCTAATTTTTTTCTAAATTCATCAGTGAACACACAATCAATACGTAATCCATACTCTTGTTCTTTATTAATTTCTCCTCCATGCCAATCTTGATCGTTCCAAAAAGCAGCATTAGAATTAATATACACTTTGTTCTTTGATTCAGGATTCCAGATATAGAATCCTCGTTTAGTATTATGTCTTATGTGTATGAATTCATTTCGGTGATCACTGTAACCTTGCTGATTGCCATGTTTTCCGTCTAGATCTCTGTGTTCAAAAGGCTGACCGTCATGTTCACAATGAAAAAATATCACTCTACCTATACGACTAATAATTTGTTGTGTAAGTAAATTTTTTATCCAAATGACCAATCCTGGAAAATATTTACTTTCTTCAGTAATCTGTCTTTCTGAATTTCTATGGTCCCAATCTCCTTCGTTCCATAGAAAGTAATATATGTAAGGATCTTTGGCACCCAGCACTGCTTTGAGATAGCGTGTGAACTGATTTCTTGTGCGATAATCTTTGATATTGGCATAAAGATCATCACCATTTTTTCTAATAGGATGATCTGCGGAAAGAGCAAGATATTCTTTTACAGCCATATAAATTGGTTTCCAATTCAATTGATAACTCATGTCCTGCAGATTGAATCCTGGCGACATCCAAGTGCCTTCTTTGGCATATTCTCTAGCCAGAGCAAAACCTCTACATATTTCCGGATGTAATTTTCTAAAACCTTCTATGTCAAGATGTTGATCTAGAGCAATGTATGGTTTTCCACCAATTCCTCTTATCATACAGATATTTATTTGTAAATACATCAGCAATTAATTATTATGGCTTTCAAACTTATACCATATTCCGACAATTTAGATCTCAGTGAATTTTACAGCATAGCCAAAAACAAAGGCTTTGTGAATAATTCAACCAAAAAGATGTTGGTGGATTCTTTATCTAACGAAGAAAAATTTCAAGTTTGGATGCTGATGTGGGATGACAGAGTAATTGGATCCAGTGCAGCACACACTTTTCCTGAAATGGGTGCTGATAGTTTCCGCATAGCTTGTCGTATTTGTACCTTTACAGACTGTTTGCCTAAAGAATACCAAATGGTGCGAACAAGAGACACCATTAGATATCATCAAACCACAACTCAACAATTTTTTCAACCAGCAGGTATTAATTGGGCTGGCATAGGAAAAAATTATTATGTTACCACTAATAAAAATACTGACGGCACACAGAGACTGGTGCATTCTATTGTGGCTCCTACTTTGGAAAGTGTTGGTGTTTACACAAGAATCACCGACATGATGTACCGAGGAACCATACAGACTGTGTGGCGTGTGAATGCAGATGTGTATTTTGATCAATTAAAAAAAGTTAAATCATGGCCCACATATGAATAGATACAATTACTACTACAATAATGTACCAGGTCAAGGATTGTGCAGGAACAATCTTGTGTACACCAGTCTTATAAATCAAAACAAAACAGAATTTGTGCAATGGTTTCACAATGACACAGAATATCATCGTGGACAAAATGAAGTGATGGATCCCATTCTGATGGAACAAAAATGGCAGAGAGAAGTGGACATGCTGCTGATGATGCATCACAATTTTCCAAAACACATTCCTGACATATTAGAACTGGACTATGACAATAAAAAAATTATCTATGGCATTGATGGTGTGGATTTTTGGGAACAGAGTCACACAGTGGGCATGGATGCAGTGCTGCCCAACTGGCGTGAACAGATGCTGGAAATTATGCAAGCACACAAAACACTGGGATTATACAAGTATAGTCTACACCCCAGCAGTTACTTTGTGGTGGAAGGCAAATTAAAAAGTGTGAATTATTTCTTCTGCTATCATAAAAGTGAACCATTTATCACAGTGCAGGATCATCTCAGTCATATATCACATGAAAGAAGACAATATTTACTGCCCAAAATGAAAGAAATGCACATTGACATGAACATTCCCACAGATTTTGCCAGCTTGCAGGTATTGTGTTTGGAAAGTTTTAGAAACAATTACCCCAAGGACTTTATAGATGCTGCCATAGCACTGTACAAATAATCATGGAAGATACAAAAACTATAAGTTTGTGCGATCATTGTTATCGTCATTGTGCAGCAGAACGTGTCACACGTGCGGATGGAGTATATCTTGTAAAAACCTGTGAAGAGCATGGAGAAATGCAGCATATGGTAGAAAGAAATATCGAATTTTATCAGCAACTGCATTATGATGTTTCTGGTTACAGTATACCTCACGGCACCATGGTTGAAGTCACTGACAGATGCAACTTGAATTGCCCCCATTGTTATCATAAACCTGATAATAAATTACAGGACCGATCTATAGAAAGTATATGTAAACAAATTGCAGAAAAATTTGATGCTGAATCAGGTGCTGTGATATTGGCAGGTGCTGAACCCACAGTGCGTAAAGATTTACCAAAATTAATTATTCAAATTAAATCATTATTAAAAAAATTAAACAGGCCTGAAGATGTGTGCATATTAACCAATGGAGTAAAGTTGTCTGACAGAGCATGGGTGAAAGAAATCGCTGCTGCTGGAGCCACCATGGTGATGATTGGCATGAACCATCACACATATCAAGGTCACACGGTGCATCAAAAACAATTGCAAGGCATAGACAACTGTATTGCTGAAGGAATTTTTGTGTACTATGTGGGCTATACATTGGAAAGTTTGGATCATATGGAAGAAGTGTTGGAAGAAATTCAATCTTTGGGTAATAAGAGTTGGCAGTATAGGATCAGAGCAGGTTCCGACATAGGTAGATCACCCAATGAACCTAGATTCTTTCTCAGTGATCATGTGGCATTAATAAAATCTATCTGTGATCGCAAAGGATGGACTTGGGAAAAACACACAGCCGATGACAATCTTTATCACTACATGGTGAACATCAACGGTATCACTCATAGGATAATACAGTGGAGTGATCATAAGACCATTGACTTGGAACAATTGCAGTGTGGACCTTGGTGTGACTTTGTGCCGGGAAAACCTGTAACAAATTTTTTACATCAAATTATGTTGCGAGATGCTGTGGTGAATAAAAAAATGTTATTGCACGACACTGTGCCTGATCGTTATGTGATTCAATCAAAAAATATAGATTATAAAGAGTCTCAATGGACTTATCTCAGTTGGGCTGATTATAAAAAATTACAACAAAAAAGTATTAGTATGCTACGAAGTTAGAGAAGTGTACTTCGTATTTGAAAATCGTACCAGATAAAAATGTGTTAGGTGTCTGCACTCTTAATCTCACGTTTGCTCCACTGATATCAGCTGTGACTGCATTCACTGGGTTAGAGCCGGTGAATGTGGATGCAATAGATTGTATGCTGGCTAATCCAGTACCGTTTGCAATCAAAAATTCTCCGATATAACTGTCATTGGCACTATAATGCACGTGAATGGTCACTTTGGCTGCTCTGTAAATTGCGTGAGCATAAGTCAATGCTGTGTAGGTTTCCAGAGTGCTGCTGGTCACTTGTGTGTATGTGCCTGAATTCATTCCGGTTAAAACTTTTTCCACACCAGCTGTGGTGTTGAAAGATGCATTGCCTGCCACTGATAATGTGGCAGTGGGATTGATCATGTTCACTCCCAGTTCACCAAAAGAATTGAAAACTAAAAATTTTAAAGATGCTCCACCATCATCTGAAGTGGCAAAACCTATTGCGCCTGGTACTGCACCTGGTGCTACTGGATTGTTTGAGTCTGTTTCTACACTGGCAAATAAAGCACTGGAAAATCTATAAGCAGTGCCGTCATGTCCACTAACATTCAGTGTGAACAATGGATCGCCTTGTTGCAAAATTGTAGGCACACTGAGAGTGCCTCTAGACACATTTATTTCAAAACTGTCATTGCTGGTGCCATCAGTTAACGAATTAATTCTTAAACTTTTATTAGAGATTACAGGAGCTTTAATATTTAAAGCTGTGCCCAAAGCTGAATTGTTTGCGCCTATTTGTAAGGTGTCCAAACCGTTCAATAGAGTCACTATATTGTCAGTGATCACCACATCGCCGTTGCTGACTATATTGGTGGCAGGATTAGTGCTCAATAATAATGTGCCTGCTGTGCTGTACACATCTGCTTTGATTCTTTTTTGTATGCCATCCACCATTGCTGTGGAGTCATCTGCAAACACTGAACCGTTGAGATCTCCTGTGACATCACCGCTCACGTTGCCTGTAAGGTTACCAGTGACGTTGCCAGTCACGTTGCCGCTCACGTTGCCTGTGACGTTGCCTGTTAAATTTCCTGTGACGTTGCCTGTGAGTGCTCCGTATATGTTTACAAAACGCCCTTCAGCCCAGCGATTGCCCGCTGCACCTATGTCACGTAAATTGTCTGCATCTGGAGTTACGTCGGTAGTAATGCCTGAAAATGCCACAGAGCCAGTGTCTACGGCTGTGCCGCCCACTGTTGAACCATCACCCACAAATAATTGTTTGGTATCTGTGGTGTAAATCAGTTCTCCCTGCAATGGAGTGATCAACAGTCTTTGTGCGTTTGTGCCACGTCTTAATCTCAATGCCATATGCTGTGTTGCTCCTTGTGTGTATTACTGTGTATTTATATCTACAATTGGGTTTATGGCCTTGAACATTTTACTTTTTAAAGAACTTTTTGGTGTGTTTTTCAATGTCTTTTTTGACCTTTTCTGTGTCCAGTCTAAAATCCACATTTTTGATGCTGTCTGTGTAGGTCTTAAACAGCTCATTTAATGTCTGTTCTAGATTGCTGTTGGTGAGTTTTTTGGTGTTGTTTTTGACCTTGATGTCCCACTTTTTACCATCTTTGAAAGTGACCTTGATGGCCAGCAGGTACTGTATGGGTATGGCCCGCACAGTGACATCACTGAACACTTCGGGCCAATGATCCACCACATTTTTGGGCAAATTTTTCTTGCCAAATATCACCATATTGTGCATCTATTCGGTGGATTTGTTTTTGAGTTCGTCTGCTTGTTTTCTCAATCGTGCTGCTTCTTTGTAGAGTCTATCTGCATCACTTCTCAATTTGGCAGCCAATTGCTCGTCAGTCATCACAGTTTCTTTTTTCAAAGATTCCATCACTGGATTCACTATCTGTCGGGCCTGTGTGCTCACTGGTTGTTCATCACTGGGTGTGATGGCCAATTCTGCAATCTTCAAACCTTTTTGTTGTGCTATGGCAGCATTCAAAGCATCCAAACTGATTGTGGTGTTGACATTGGGAGTCATTTCTATTTGATCAGCTTTGACTTTTTTCATCAATCCTTTCACATGGAATCTAGCCAGCATGATGGAACCATCACCCAATTGAGTGCGGGCCATGGCTTCGGCCAACTCATATGAAGTTTGACTGGCAGCACTGTGGATCAAATCCATCAGTCTTATGTGCTCATCTGATTCTAAATTGCTGGTGGGTACCACCAATGCATGTTCAGGATCGCTGGGCAATACTCTATACACCACTCCCACTACTTCTTTGGTGTCTTTGAATCTGCCCAAATGTTTCACTTCGCTCATTACTTTTTATCTCCAGTCACGGGTGCTGCTGGTTTGGCAGCTGGTGCGGCTGTGGCTTGAGCGGCTTGTTGTTGAGCTTGAATGGCATTTAAAAATGCTTCCAGTTTGTTGTATGTGGTGCCCACTGCTTGCATTTCGCCTGCTTTGAATGCACCTCTTTGTGATGCCACTTCAATGATGGCTTTGATTGTGTTTAAATCCTGCACAGTGAGATCACCTGATTTATTGTCAGGAGCTCCAGCAGGAGTGGCAGCTTTGGCCTGTTCAGGCGTGGCTGCAGTTTTTGTTTGTTCGTTCATTATGGTTTCTCCTTTGTATATACAGCAGTTATTTAACTGTTGATGATATAAGGGCAACCTAAAGTGAATAGAGTGAGTTCTTTGGCGTCTTCAAAACCAATTTTGATGGCATACTCCACTTTTTTATCCTGGGAGTTCTGTACCATTTTTGCTGTGTAAAATCTGCCTTTGAGATTGATGCGAATCCAATCATCCAATTTGTCCTGCACACCATAATCAAATCGTATCTGCATGTAGGTGAAATGTGGCAAAGGCTTGACCACTTTTCTAATACCAAAAAAATTTAGAGCATTGGGCTCACCATTTTTTTGCAACATCAGTCCTCGTATTTGGTAGTGATACCGAATGGTGCTTCGATTCTATCGTTGTGGTTGTCATGTATCACAAACACTGTGTCACAATAGTTGGGATCACCCCAACTGTCGTAGGTATATCCATCTGTGAACATGATTAATCTTTTGGGCACAATGTCATTTGCCTTCATGTATTCCCAATTGCACATAAAGTCTGTGCCACCACCACCTGTGATGCTGTACTGACTGATGTCACCATCATTAGGACCATAATCTTGTTCATTGTACACTTCTGTGTCAAAAGTCCACACTTTTATCTTGTAATCTTTGTATTGATCCATGATGGATTTGATTTCGCTCAAAAACACAGTCAATTGTTTTTCACTGATGGATCCACTGGCATCAATGGCCACAGCAATGTCTATGGTTTGTTCAAACTGCGAACCTGGCAGCACCACACCTGAATGCCATCCTTTGCGGCTGGGTCTCATAAAACTGTAATCACTTTTGATGGTGCTTTGAATTTGTGTTTGCAATATTTCTCTCCAATTCATTTTGGGATTGGTCATGCTCTGCACAATTCTTTCCACTTCTTTGGGTAAGTTTCCTACACCTGCTGCCTGAGCTGATTGCAGTATGGAATCTTTGATTTCGTCTCTTATTTTTCTCAATTCTTCTTTGCTGAATGCGGGCTTTTTTTGTTTGCCTTTGTCTTTGTCATCTTTGCTGGGTCCTTGGCCATTGTCATCACCCCAATCCAAATGTTCATCCAACAGTTGACCTAATTTTTGCAATTGTTTTTCGTCATATTTTTTATAAATTTCATCATACACTTTTTCTGAACTCCAACCTTCATATTTGAAGTCTTGGAATATGGGTATGTCTTTGGGTTTTTCACCAATGTTGTCTCTCACCAATGTGTTGTTCACAATGTAGTCACAGGCCACATTGTAGATCTGTCTATCTCTTTGTTCAGTTCTGCCAATGTGGTCAAACACACAGTGCAGTATTTCATGTGCTATCACAAATTCAATTTCTCTTGAAGAAAGTTTACTGAAAAACTTGGTGTTGTAATAAAGATTTCTGCCATCAGTGGCTGCTGTGGGACACCATTCATCACACTCTTGAATGCCCAATCTAGTGGCCATGTTGCCAAAGAAAGGATGTCTCAACAACAATCCTACTCTGGCCACAATAATTTTATCCAACACTTCTTGTTGTATTTTGTTTAATTTTTCTTGTTGTTTTGTGTTCATAATCATTTAATGAAATTAGGGCACCCTAAGGGTGCCCCAATATGGTTACTCTTTTGGAGTAACCTTTTGTGCGGCAATCACATACTTGCCGTACTTCTCATGGAACTCATCGAAACATTTGATACTGTCTGGATCAATTGGCAACTGATACTGTGTGAGTGCAAGTTTAATGCCCATCACCACTATTTCAGTGTCGAAGTTATCCATAGAAAATCTAAGAAACTTATTGACCTTGTCATTAAACTTCTTATCTTTCTTATCACATGCGTCTTTCAGTTCGTAGCAAAGGGAGACCGTCAAGGAATACATGGCACTGATTTCTTTGGTCTTCATTTTTTCTACCTTCCCTGACAAGATGTCAGATGGATTTGGTAGGTCCTTAGCTACTTTCCTATGAGCCATGAATTTTACTGCGAGTCCTTCACCCACAGCACCGCTTACTAGGTCGGCTGTGGTACTCTCGTCTATTTCGTCACCAAGTAATTCGCTGACGAATGTCCAAGATCTAGGAGTTGCAAATGATCTGCCTGAACTCTTGGGCTCAAAATCGTATAAATCTTTTTTGCTGAATGTCAAAAATCCCACCACATCTTTGTGTATGTTGTGTTGCACAGCCCATTGAAACCAATCCTCAAAATCCACTTTCATTTCAATGTGTATAAATCTATTGGCCAGCGGTGCAGGCATTCTGTATGTGATACCTCTGTCCGCTTCTCTATTACCAGCGGCAATAATCACCACATTGTCAGGCAGTTTGTATGTGCCCACTCTTCTATTGAGAATCAATTGATATGCTGCCGCTTGTACTGATGGAGCGGCTGAATTCATTTCATCCAAAAATAGTATAATTTTTTTATGATTTTTAGACATTGCTTCTGTAGGCAGTTCACTGGGAGAGGCCCAAATCATATTGTTTTCTTTGGCATTGTAATAGGGAATTCCTTTGATATCTGTGGGTTCCCATAAACTTAATCTGATATCAATCACTTTGGCATCTATGCTGTCTGCAATCTGATGCACTATATCGGATTTACCAATACCAGGTGCTCCCCATAAAAATATAGGACGTTGTTTGTTGATTGCGTGTGTGATGCTTCTCTTTGCGTTGTTGGGACTAATCTGCCTTACTGCTAGACTGTCTTTGTCTGACTTTGCCATAATGTACTCCTTTTTTTAGTTTGTTTCAGTGCCTTATTGTTATTACATAATAGCATCTGAAGAATAATAAGTCAAACTTTTTTGAAAGAAAAAAGTGTTCAGATTCAGTGGCTTAAAAACACTTGTAAATTGTGGATAATTTAAGATTCTAATGGTCTAGCCATGGCTTTGATCAAACCATATTTGCGTATGTCGCCTGAAAATAAGTGAAGTTCCATGGCCTTTTTCTCATTGGTCACAATGATGCCATCAGCGGCCAAATAGTATGGACAGTCTATAAACTTGTCTAAAAATATCAACACCTGTGTGGTGATGGTGAATTCCTGTGGAAAAGGCACATCATAGGTGTGCAGTTGCAGGCGATCCTGCACAAACTTCAAACCTTCTTCAGTGAGACGCAATCCTCCTTCATCTTTCACACGACTGTTGCGCCACCAAACGGGTAGGTATTCCTTTATGGTAGTTTCCGTGATGCTTATGTTGGCCTGCTGGAGGAATATTTTAGTGTAGGTGGTTTTCCAGTCCATTATTTTTCGGTGACTGTTTCACCTTGTGTGAGTTTGACCACTGTGAAATCCTGCACATTGAAAAGAGTGTTGAGTTTCTTGGCAAGATTGAATGCATGTCCTGGATTGGAAAAAGAAACCTTCTTGTATTTGGGACCAGGATAATTGGTGGTCATGTTGGATGATTTGAGATTGAATGGTTTATTCTTGTAAAACACGGCCCAGATGGCTTCTGCATCCAAAACTTGTTCGGATTTGTAGTCTTTTTTATTAACGTTCTCCAAAAGAACTGTGGGCTTGGGTCTACTCATGTTTTCCTTGTGATATGAGTTAAGCACGTATATTTATGTCTTTTGGTAAGATATTTTTTTGGTACAGTGGTATCAACACCATACAATCTGTGTTAAAACAGGGTGTAAAACAGCACACACACCAATGCAATTGTAGACATCAAACTGATGGCAAGCAAGGGAAAAAACGCCTTTAATTTGAATCTAATCCACATGTTTTTGCCCTCTTCTTGGAAGTATTCAGGCGCAGTCATGTAGGGATTAAAATGGTTGTTGGGCAGTGTGGTGTTGGCTATTTGTTCTATTTCTTTGTCAGTGATGCTCACAGTTTGCCTCCATCCATCTGTATCTGTATGGTTTCTTCTTTGTCTTTTTTGGTGAGTAAATCTTCATAATTGCCTGCCAATCTACTCATCACAATGCCCAATGTGTAGGCTACATTTTTGGCAGTGGTGATATCGATTCGCACTTCTTTTTGGTTGCTTTGATCAGCCACTTTGATCTGTTGTATCAATTGCTGTATGGGTGCTGTGTTGATGGGTGCATTACTCATTTGAGGTGTGTCCTTCCTGTTTGTTGGCACTGCTGAGTTCTTGTTTCATTTCCAGCAATGTTTTGAATGGTCCTTTGTTGGGATATCTGTCTATGGTGAGCAGTTTGGGACAGAAACTTTTGACCCATCCTTTTTCAAATTTAATAATATAATATCCAGCACAGTACAGTGATTTGGATTTTTTACTTTTGGTGAACAATGGCAATTTCTTCTGCACGTCAAACACTGGATTACAAGGTTCAAACTTGGTGGGATATCCATACACTGTGTTGATGTCCACAGTGGATTCCTGTGACACAGTCACAGTGGTGTTGCCCCACAACCAATCACCTTGGAATTCTTGTCGCAATTGCTGTTCAGTGTCAAACATTTTTGTACCAGTGGCACAACTGAACATGTATCTGTGATCTTCTTGACGACACAGTGTGCCCAACTTGATACCTTCTGATTCCAGTATCCAGAATTTGCCGTCCAATATGGGTTTAGCAATCACTGTCATGCTGTGACCTCCTCTTTAATTTTATATTTGGCATTCAATGGTTCAGCATAACTCTGTGCTTGGTCCACAATTCTTTGCATGTCCCATTTGGCACAAAATTTGATCAATTTGATTCCCACTTGTTCCACTGCTTTGGGTTGGGCTGCTTGTGCCACAGTTTCAGCCATAATTTGTTTGATTTCATCTGGTTGTGCTCGTAAATCACACAGTATCACGTTCCTATTGTAATCATCCAATACTCTGTGTTCCACACCTTCGTGATCCATCCATCTCTGCAACATCATGTTGTTCCAATTGAATCCTTTGTTCTTTCTGTCTTCATATGCTTCTCTCAATCCCACTTTGGTCTTGGTACCTTTGGTTCTCACTCCTGGAAACGCAGAAAATATATTGTCAGTGCTGTCTCCACGCACACATTTTTCAAACAATTGCCATTCTGGCTCAGGCGCTGTTTTGTTTTCACCTGTTTTGTTGTCTTTGACCGGATTGCCTTTTTGGTCAAAATAACCTTTGTCAGTGATGGTCACTTCTGAAACGCCATTGTATTGCTTCACATTGGCAGCAATCAGTTGAGCAAAATCACTGTCTGTGCTGATGATTACATGCTGATCTCTAGGATGTGCTTGTATCCAAGCAGATATCAAATCATCTGCTTCCAATCTTGGATTTTGCAACACTGTGCAATTGGTTTTGTTCTGTATGAATTCTTTAAAATTATCGAAAGTTTCCCAAAATACTGTCTCTTCTTCTTTTTCTTTGTCAGTGAGTGCTGCACGTGCATCCGATCTGTTGCGTTTGTAGGGTGCGTAAAAATCTTTGCGCCAACTGCGTCCTTCCAAACAAAATACCACATGATCTCCTTTGAAATCTTTCCATACTTTTCTTACACCGTTCAAAGTGATGTGCAAAGCCATGCCTATTTTTTCCGCCACATCTCCATTGGTCACATGGCGTGATCTAAAAAACACATTGGCTAAATCCACAAGCAAGTAAGTCATTAACTGATTTCGGATCTATCCTTTCCTAATTTGTTCACATTGATGTATCCAGCACCACGTGTGGCATCTTGTCCTTGCTCCTGCAGCACATTTCTAGTGACTTCTCTAAACCAACCTTCCACTATTTCTTCATTGGTTTCACCTTTGTATCCTGCTGTGATCAGTTCTTCTATGAAAGCATTGTTCCAATCCAATTCAAAGAATCCATTTCTAATGTTTTCTTTGTTGATGTGAGTTTCCAGCACTGCCACCCAAGGTTTGCCTGCTTTGGTTGCTGCTTCTTTTTCACGCAACATTGCTTTGTGTGATTCGCTTTTGTTTTCAGTTGTGTCTTCTTTTTTAAATATTTTTTTAACTTTATCAAATATTCCCATATCTTTTTCCTCCATTATGTACCCCATGCATTTTTAAACAGAGGCACCTGTAATCTATCACTGTATCTATATCCCATCTTCATTGCCAGTTCCGCCACTGTTTTGTTGTTCATATGATAGACACTTTCCACTCCACCCACAGGCATCAGATACACTGATCCTGAGAATCCTGCTTTACGATAATCCTTCACTGCTTCTATGGCTTCCAGCACATCTGCTTGATTTGCCACCACAAATTTCAAATACACATGACCCACTTCACCATATTCTGCCACCACTTCAGGCAGTATGGCTTCTTCACGTTTTTCTCCGCTCACACTCAATTTTGCACTCACAGAGAATGTCACACTGTCTTTGTTTCTGTTGTTGCGTTGCGTCCATTCTTTCAAATATTTTTTAAAATCCACATGCAACTTTTGAGTGCCATTGGTTTCAAAAGTGATTTCTTTTAGATCCTGCATCTTCACATGTTCCAACACATCTGGATATGATCTCTGCCAACCCAGCAATGGTTCTCCGCCTGTGAATATAAAATGTTCATCCACCCATCGTTTATGAGGTAATATCTCCATGGTTCTTTCCACAATGGCATCTGATGTCAGCATGGGAGATAAATCTTTGAATCGCGGATCCCAAGATGCATATGAATCGCAACCTGTGTTCACCAATGGCAGCTCTTTGTAATCTTTGAATGGATGCAGTTTGTGCTGTTCAAACACTCGGTCATTCTCATCACTGCGCATGCCTCTGGGCAATCCAAAGCCAGCACAAGTGAAGTTGCAGCCAAATGTTCTCAAGAACACCGAAGGCACACCCATGTATCTGCCTTCTCCTTGTATGCTGTAGAATAATTCTGCTATCTTAATCTTGCTCATACTAATTCTTCTGCAACTCCCAATAGTTCAGCTATTATCAATAATGATCCTGCTGTGATAAAATGTCCGTATATCAATGCCACTCCTGCAATGATTCTAAATCCACTTTTGATCAGTGATATGTAAAAATGTCCTCGGCTGGTGTCTTTAGGCTGTATGTTCATGTTTAATTTCTCCCAATGGCGTTGCTGTGGATGAATCAGTGTAATCTAAACCTGATTTGTTGTATTCTCTCTGCACAGTTTCTTTAATCATAATGCCATCTCTAATTTTGTATGTGATCAACTCTTGTCTAATCACGTTTGCAGTATCTCCTTGAAATGCTGCGTAGAATGGTCCATCTTTAGTTTTCATTTGTTCTCCTATCTTGGTGCAAATTGTTGTTGCAAGTTAATATTATCCATAAATTCTTTTTTAGTGCCAGCATCATCTTTGAAAGCACCTTTCAGCACAGTAGTCTGTGTGAGTGAACTGTGAGCCATTATGCCTCGGTTTTCACAACAACCATGTATGGCTTGTATGTAAACTCCAAGATCTCTAGCTCCTGTGGCTTTTTGAATTTCATTAGCAATATCATTACACAATGCCTCTTGCAGAGTGCCTCTTCTAGCACACCATTGTGCTATTCTTGTGTATTTGCTCAAACCTATCACTTTGCCATTGGGAATGATTCCAATGTATGCCACACCGCTCACTGGTTGATGATGATGACTGCACA